TGAAGTATATGCGTCTAACTCATAAGTAGTTAATATAGGGGAGTAAACTTACTCCCTTATTATTATGCCTAAAGGAAAAGGAACTTATGGTACAAAAGTTGGACGACCTCCAAAAAAAGGTACTAAGAAAAAGTAAATGGCACTCGCTAGAACTTCAAAATTAGAAGCGGTCAATAAAGCCTTGCAGATGATGGGAGAAGCTCCTATTAACTCTTTGCAGGGCTTATTTGGCTTAGGTAACTTAGCAGAAACTACAATTAATAGCGTTAGCCGCAAGTTGCAAACTGAAGGCTGGTCTTTTAATACTGACTATGAAGTTACTTTAATGAGAGATTCAACAACAAATCAAATTTCAGTTGGTACTAACGTCAGCAGAGTTTATGTCGATCCTTATGACTACCCAGATGTAGATGTAGTTCAAAGAGGGTCAAGGCTATATGATCGTAAAAGTAATACATACGAATTTAAACAAGACTTAGCTGCGGATATAACTGTCATCTTAGATTGGGAAGATCTACCAGAACACGCTAGGGTTTACATAATGACTAAAACTGGAAGAGAACTCCAGGAGTCTATGATTGGTAGTAAAGATTTGACAGAAATAAATTTACTGGTTGAGCAAGAAGTTAGATCACAATTTTTAGAAGAAGAAACACAATTAAGCGATCACAATATTCTTAGAGGTCACAATCGAAGAGTAAATCCAATGAGGACTTATAGACCTTCTGACGTTTTATCTAGGTAGTTATGGCATTAATTACTAGCGCTATCCCAAATATGATTAATGGGGTTAGCCAGCAACCCTCAGCGTTAAGACTAGCTTCACAGGCAGAATCAGTTATAAATTGTTTATCTTCTCCAGTTGAAGGATTAACTAAACGTCCTCCTTTTCAACATATAAAAAAATTAATTAGTGGCTCTGCTGGAACAGGTAAGCCATTTATAAAAGCTGTTGATAGAGACGGAACTATACAATACCTAATTATGATTAGGGATGGAGCTATTGAAGTATATAATTTAGATGGCACTTCTCAAACTGTTTCAACCCCTAACGGAACAAATTATTTAGACATTGCAAACAACGCTGATCCTTCAGAAAAATTTAGAATAGCGTCAGTTGCAGATTATACGTTTATATTAAACAGAGAAAAAGTGGTCACTATGGATCACGCTGGAACTTATACTCAATCAGGTACAACAATAACTGTTACTTCTAATAATCATGGGGTAACTAATGGAGCAAAAATACAAATAGATTTTGAAACTGGAAGTAGTGTTGATGGTACTTATACTGTAACTGTCGTAAATGCCAACAGTTTTACATTGGTTGGCGCATCTGCAAGTACTAGCGGTAATTGCAGATTTAACGAATTATCTCCTGATGTTTCACGCAAAGGTATTGTATTTATAAAAGCTGCTGATTACGATACAACTTACGAAATAAAAATAAAAAATGCTGCTGGTACTAGCACGTTAGCAACAGCAAGTTTTACAACAGCATCCGCAGGGGGAGCAGTACCTAACTCAAATACAATTGCGGCAGATTTAAGAAATGATTTAGCTACTGCGCTATCTAGTGGCTGGACGTTTACTCAAGATCAATACATTATTAGAATTGAAAGAAATGACGATACTGATTTTATATTAGAAAGCACAGACAGCAAAGCTGGAACCTACACAAAAGCTATTAGAGGTGCGATAGATACGATTAATGATTTACCAACTTTATGTGAAAACAATTTTATTGTTAAAGTCCAGGGAACTAAAACCACAAGACTAGACGACTATTACGTTAAATTTGAAACCTCGAATGGCACAGATTTTGGTTTTGGAATATGGAGAGAAACAGTTGGTCCATTAGAACCTTTTAAATTTAATACATCAACAATGCCACACGTTTTAGTGCGTGATGCTGCTACTGGTACATTTACATTTAAAGAGTTTGATTACAGCCCACGAATAGCTGGCGATCTAGTTACAGCTCCTACTCCTACTTTTGTAGGTACTGTTTTAAATAACATTAATACTTTTAGAAACAGGCTTGTATTTTTAGCGGATGAAAACGT